CAGCATCTTCACAACACGAGGACGGTCATCAAACCACAGATCAGGCTTTTGGCCCCAATCAAGAACAATATGTGCCAGAAGTAAACTCTTGACAATGTCGTCTGACCGATGATCTTTCTCCGCCCTCATGTATAATTTCTTAAACCTAATGTTATGTCTGTTCAACCAGTTTTCAGTTACTTCACGATTTTCTTCACCACGACCAGTGCACAGGATAACATGATGGCCTAGAAGAGACATGCTACGAGCCATAAAGCAAATCGGTTCAATAGGTATGTCATTGATCATTTCCGACTTGAACATATTCCAGTTCTTTGGTTCTTCACGCCAGTAATGAACACGGTGGCTCAGATCAGCAAGTGTACCATCAATATCGAAACAGATCAGCATAGTTATTCTCCTTCAAACCCGATCAACTCAACCACCGTATAACAAGGGGCCACAGTAAACGGCAAACCAAATTTATCTTTTTTGAACAAACCCCACAAAAAGTCATAGATGGCTTGTTCAGCTTCTTTACGAGTTTCAAATTGTTTGTCTGAGTATTCATCACCAAACAAGAATTCACCTGGAGTACCTTCAGACCAGTTAGAAGCAACAGGGCGGATCATCAAGCCTTCTTTAGTTAATTGACGGATTACATAAACTCTGGTCAACATGGTTATTTCCTTCATTGGTTACATATACTTTATAAAACAATTCAAAGCAAATGTCAACAACTATTTTTGTAAAAAGAATAATATAAGCCAAAAGGCTGACATTATTGTGAACACACTCACAGCAATAAAGATTTGTCCATTAACTGCATCTCTCAAGTCTCGTTTTACTTTTTGAGTTGTATTAATTTGTTCTTGTAACATTCTATAATATTTCTGGGACTCAGTTCGAGCTTGAGTAACCAGCTGTGCCCACTGCTCGTCTCGCTCTTGGTCAATTGGTGCATCAGCTTTCAAACCTTTCTTGCGAGCCATGCGAAGGCAAGCAATAGCTTCATCTTCGGAAGTGGTGCTTAGAGCCTTGGCTATTAGTTGATTAGCACTCATTTTCTGAACTCCAAGTAATTGTTCAACAGACCTTCGATGTTCGCTTTACCGATAAGATTCTTTGAGTGAACATAGAATGCAAAGTCTGCAGGGAACTGCATATGTGGTTCATCAGGAAAGTCAAGGGCATCATTAATTAGCCTTTTGGCAAGCACATTTCCTGTCAGTTGATTTACACCCAAGTCATGGTCAAACGAGATAAACTTAGGCATACTGCATCGGCTGATGATCATTCTACTTGCAGATGAAACACTCCGAACAACCACCCACTCTTCATTACGATACATTTCTTGAACCTGCCAAGGAGCCCAAGTCACATCAGCAGGCATTCTTTCATCATCTAGAAATAGATTCCAAGTCATGTCAATATCCACTTAAAAATTTCAGAGTCGACCATAATAGTGCCGAAATACAAAAGAGATGGGCTAAAGTCCTTGTTGTTGCGGAAAGCATGGCAATATGCGATAAAACAAGTAATCATTTTGACACACAGACTCCATCTATACCTTTCCATAACCCTGTGAACCTTGAATTTTTTCCAATGCATCTTGACATGTTTTGAAAGAATTAAAATCTATCATAGCAATTGTATGTGCACCAGAGACTCCCCACCCAACTAAAATAAGAACATACATCATTTCCACACCTGTGCTGTCACATCATACCCATCAAAACGAGACACAAGGATCACATCATATCCTTCAAGTTCTGCTACATGCTTTTTCAGATGCCGTCTAAACGCTTTGTAACTACGGCAAGGCGCATGGGTAGACCCACTCCATTTCACGTCAAGTGTAGAAGTCACCCACCGACGAGTTTCATAGCACCACCACAGAGGTGGCTGATCTTTATCACGAGTCCATGTTGTAATCCCCATGAAGCGACTGTTCATAATCCGTTCACGAATACCAGCTTCAAAGCCAATCATCATTTTCATTTTATACCTCCACGGCAGTTACAGTATCATCAGCTTGTTCATAATAGTCAGGAGCAGTTGCAGCAGTATTCTTATCGTCATACCACTTAATACGAGCTTTGGCTTCTTGCAGTGTATCAAAGTCTTCGGTCCAATGGTCTTGACCCCAACCACGTTCAGACGATAGACATTTAATCCGAAACTTGACAGTCATAGTGTATTCCTTTCAATAAGCAAAATCGGGGTGAGAACGACCATATGTATCACGAGTTCCAATAACCTCAGTACGTTTGATAAAAGACTTCATTTTCTTTGGAGTTCCATAAGTCTTAACAGCTTTTTCAGGGTTTTTGAGAACGATATTTGCCACAGCATATTTCAGAACATCACGATATTCTTTTGGTGTGGCATCATAGAGTTCCATTATTTCTTGGGAAGTACGTTTTGGACCTTTTGGAAAACCTGTTACACCGTTGTTGTTAATTGTCATTGTTTATCTCACTCAGCTTCTGTTACTTCAATTGCCACTACATGGAATTCAGCAGGACCTTCATCTGCATACCACTCGTCTTCTGGGTCAAACCAGCAAAAGTCAGACAGTGGAATAAAACTAATTCCATTAGGACCTTTAGAATTGACAAAATACCGTTTAGTTTTGAAAGTGCTATGACGGCCCATTTCACTTACAGACACTTCAACTAAACGACTTGTGACGTCACAACAAATGCCGTCGATTTCAATAACTCTGATGTCAGTCAGTACTTTACCACCAGCTTTGTAAACATGGTGGCCATATTCATCTTCAAAGTAAATAGTGTGTTTCATCTTCATCTCCATTTGATATATACTTTATAAAACAAATCAAAGCAAATGTCAACAACTAAATGCAAAAAAGGCGACCGAAGCCGCCTTTTGTTTTATAATATATTCAAAATGTTACTTAACTACATCCATGAAAGGCACAGTCGAGTCAGGAATCATAGTGGTTGGCAGTGCACCATTCCAGCGTTCGGCTTGGATCAGAGCAATCAAACCAGCATTATCTTTCAGAGCTTCTGCTTTTGCCTTAATAGCACTTGCCTCGGCTTCACCTTGGATACGAGTTGCCTCTGCAGCAGCCTTTGCTTCGGCAAGTTTTGAGTCAGCCGCGGCTTGAGCTTGGATCACAGTAATCTCTGCAGTGATCTTTTCACGCTCGGCATTTTGTTTGACCTTCTGAACTTCAACTTCTGCTTCCATACGGGCAGCAATTGCACGCTCATAACCGTCATCAAAGTCGATGTTTTCAATCTGAACGGATTCGATGATGATAGGACCTTTGACCGATTCCATCAAAGCAGTCGAAACTTCATTGACCAACCGACCACGCTCATTGATAGCAGTCACAGCATTGAAGCGACCAAACACATTTTTTACAGCTTGCGGGACTTGACGGTCAAGCAAACGATTCACAACACCTTCAGCGCCACCATATTCACCATAAATGGTTTCAACTTGATCAGCTGGCAAGCGATAGTTGACTGAGATCATCAAGCTAGCAGTTTGCTGGTCTTTCGAGTAAGTCTGGACATTTTCATAAGTGCGAGCTTGAGACTGCACACTGATGTCGACAACAGAGTCGATCACAGGCATCTTAAAGCCAAGACCAGGTTCAGCAGTGCCAACAACAGCACCGTTGCGCAGCTGCACACCACGATAACCTTCACCTACAGTATACCACGAACCACCAAGAACGGTCAGGGCAACAAGACCAGCAACAGCAGCAACACCGGATCCAACAACAGCATTCATTTTCATTTTCCTTACATATTGATTATAACGTTTTTTAGCAGCTTCGTATTCCGCATTAGTTTTGAAGTCCCAACGTTCGGGTTTATTCATTAGTGTTATCTTTCACGCTCATATTTCCATTTTCATCAGTCTTGTACTCATACGGGTTTGGTTGTTTCTTGAAGGTGATGTTTTGCACCAACCAATAAGCACCTGCAGCAAACACTGCTGCAACAACAATCATACCCAACATTGTATAGATAGCCATTTTAGTATTCCTTCATTTTATTGATAATATCAACCCACATATCAATCTCTTTGTTTTTGTTTGCGAGCATAGTAATCAGCCATTTGATCCGATCAATTGAATTAGCATGCCGCCAATCCTTTGAGTCATATAGATCATCGGGCAACAATTCACGCAACTCAACTTGTAGTGGCGAACAATCACACGTGCCATAAGAACAGCAATATGGACAAAATTCGTCTTTTGATAGGATAAAGTCTGTCATTTGATGTATTCCTCTATTGGTTCCAAAACTTTGTTGCATCACGAGGTGTTAGGTTTTTGCTCTTAAAGCAATCTTCAAGTCTTCTTCACTAAACGTGAAAGTCATTTTTCCTCCACAATATCTTGAAAGAATTGAAGCAGTTCTTCCTTTTGATCTGCAACAGTTTCTTCATGAGAGATGAAGATACCATTCGTATCCCATCTCTCATTGTTCAATCCATCTTTCAGGACCACCATGACACCATTACCTTCAGACCACATCTTTCCGACCTTGGTCAGTCGACGTTTACCTAACCACTTGGTGATCATAGCAGTATTCATGTAAGGTCCTCCTAGACCTGTTGCCTACATATATTTTATATACCAACCAAAACCAAATGTCAACAACTATTTTGTCTCATTTTGCAATTATCACCGTGCCATCTGTTATGGTTTCCTATGTCCATAAGCTTTCAAAATAAACACCAAAAAGTCTGAAGCCATTACTCATGCGATCTTGGTGCGCTTTCAACCCTTCATAATCACATTTAAATTTATCGTTGGGTTCGTTGTAATACTGACTTGACCAGTCATAGCTCGCTTTGCTTTCAAATGCCCAAATCATTTCATCAATTACGTAATCCCAACGTTTGATAATCAAGCTGTCATGATCTGGGTGTTCAGCATCCTCAACTACTTTTTTGTTTCGAAGAGCTTTAGGAACATCAATATCATCTACCCAACTTGAACCACGTTTATCTTCTTTTACTTTTTTTAACAAAGGGTAAATGATATGAGCGAGAGTATCATCAGCACTCCATGCATCATAGTTGTCAATATGAACATTGATCTTCTGGTCTGTTCGTTTGTCGAAGATCTTGTTGACTGTCACATTGTAGATAACCTGCAAAGTGTCTTCAAGTTTCTCAAGGAAGCTTTCATAGATATTGTGATTGTTTTCCCAGTTATAACCATAACGTTTTTTCATATAATTACAATAAACGTTGCTGTGCCAACGATGGCGATACGGTCCGATGTGGATTTTCATTAGCAGGTCACTTTCATAAATGTTGGACATTGTGCGTCATTACAAACATATCCCATGACGCCAGAAAGATGGATACCACACTTGGGACATTGTGGCTTTGGATTATCTAGGGTTGGGTATTTGATGTAAGGGCGAGGGAAACTCGGTGTTTGCTCCATAGGTGAATGCCATGGTTGTCGTTTAACCATTTCAACCATATCATTCCACGTCTGAATGATGTCGCGTTCTTGAACTGGCTCTTCCCAATCTTCAAGAAGTTCCATCAGTTCAAACAACGACATTTTGTTGATGTGTTCTTCGAATTGTGTTTCTGGAGTATCTCTGTAATGAAGTGGTGGAGGTTCATGCGGTGCTTGATGTTCGATCCACCATTTTTTATATTGTGTGTAACTATTCATTTTGCCCACTTTGTTTTAATATTGCCACAGCATTCGCATTGCAGTGTGTACCTATTTGCTAGACCGCTTGAAAAGTCGTTGTCATATCTAACATCTTCGGTATTGATAATCTTCCATTTGTGCCAGCAACCACTGAACAAAAATCCAATAAGTTTAAACATCAGTTAATATCCTCATCTTGCCATTCTTTTGTATATATTACGTTCGAGGGGCGATTGTACTTCTCAACAAGAGGCTTGATCTGATCACGACGATAACCAGCAAGGCCACAGCCAATAGGAGTCAGCATAAACTCGTCGTCAGGATGCGCTTCTGCATGTCTTAAAAACTCAGCAATGTAAAGCTCAATCTGATTTAGAGGCAAAGTATTTAATTGCCTATCCTTGGTTGGCAGAGCATACGACATACCGGTACGGCCAACACCAACACCATACTCTGCGCCATAATAGTTCATAGCATAAAGAGCTGCACCAGCGCCATGACGACCAGCAAGGTTCGATCCGAATACGAAAATCTTAGTCATTCTTTGTTCTCCCAAGAGTAGTCTCGTTTTACTGGCCCAGAAGGAATTGCTACAATATCAATTTTGATTTTGACTTCTCGACCCAACTCAAAAATTTGATCGTAGTCAGCACGATACGCCGAATGTTTGAACACTGCAGCCAAGTCAGTAATAATGACAGGTGGTTTTTCAGCACTAACCCAGACGTATTTTGGTTTTGGTTCAGCTTTCATAGTTCTCTCCGTTTGTAGTTGAGACACATCGCCCACTAAACTAAAGTGTATACACTGCTTATTACCGCAAACAGGATACTCTCTTGCTTCTCGCATCACGCCACAATGTGGACAGGGTGTTGGTCGCCAATCTGTGTTGTTTATTTAGTTTACCTCATATTCAAATGTTTGAGTTTCATATCCTTGGCTTTCATACCAGTCAGAGATGTATCCTGCAAATTTTGGATCGGATTCAACACGTTGACCAATCTTGATCAAACCTTCGTAGATAGCAATCACATAACGTTTCATCATATATCCTTTGTTCATAATCATAAGTAAGTTATACCATAAACAAAACCAAATGTCAACAACTATTTTACCTGAAATGTACCAATTGGGCTATTCAGTGCAATTTGGAACTGCTCAAACATTTCGGGTGACATACCAACTTCCTTAAAGTTTTCAGAATCTTCATCCCACTGTCGGATGATAACAATATCCTCATACAAATAGATTTGTACATCTTCATAGAATCCACCATCATCTAGAATTGTTACAATTGTTTCATCATGATCCATTTCATTTGTGAACATCCATATACTTTCTATTAAACTGGCAGTGTTGCGCCGACATCTTTTGGTTTACGTTTTGCTCTGGGTTTGATATTAGTCGGAAATGCTTTTTCATTATTAATCTTTGCAATGTTATTTGAGTTTTTTAACCCAGCATTTGCGCCAATCAAAAGCAATACGGCAAGAGGATCAAAGACAAAAATAATGATCAGAATAATAAGACGAACGGCATGTTCAATTGTGGCCGTTTCTGAATTACCATACACAATCTCTGCAACATACTTCAAAGGGCCAATCTCTGTTTCAAGAGCAGATGCTTCAATATCAACCTTTTGTTTTTCCTCAAGTAGTTTTGATACTGTGTTACTATTTGATGCAATTAAAGCATTCAAAGAATCACGTTCAGCTTGTTGGTTATTCCTAACAGCAACTGCACCTTCAGCACCACGAATCCGTTGAGCATCAGTTAATGCTTTTACAACAGAATCCAAATTAGCCAATGTTGCACGTGCAAGTGCAATATCCTGATTTGCAATATCAAGTTTCATTTGAATAGCGTCTTGGTCAACAATAGAGATAGAAGACTTGGACGACTGGTCTATATGTGCTTTCGACAGATAACCAAAGATACCAATGCTAGTGATAAACATTAGCACAGTCACAGCCAGCATCAGGTAGTATCGAACAAAGCGTGGTGCGATAGTCCAGTTCTGATAGAGCCAAGAAGTCGTGACAACCTTAGCCACTTCAAGTGTAGAACCCATCACCACAATAGGCCAGAATGATGCTGCAAAGATTGCAGTCAGACCGATGATTGAGTAGTAGGCAGCAACGGCTGATAACGATAGCGATACCAGTAGTGCTAGAATGTTAATAAACTTCATTTTATGTCTTTCTACTTGTTTGGATCGACAATAAGCAACATATTATTTAGACTGCAATTAATATGATTACCATCTTTTGGGATAAATTCCACAATCAAATCTGTATCAATATCTAGAATTTTTGCAAAGTGCTTCTTATAGTTTATATAGTTCATTTTTTATCCTTTGGTATTGTTTCATTGATCCTCTGTCCATCTTTTGTCACAGTCGGGGCAGTAATGTTTAATCCAGTAGCAATCATCACCACGGTCCCAGTTACCTGTTGAACTATCTCTTTTGCTAATCGATTTTGGATGCAAACATTCTTCTTGCAGCGCCTTGTATGCAAGATGCCACTTTCTTTGATGTTTCATAATCGTTTGATATCTGCGTCTTACTTGTGCCGGAGTCATTATGTTTGTCCTGTCATTTTCAAGAATTCATCAAGTTCCAACATATCCATATCCGAATCACCACCATTATACCAATGGCATTTGTATGGTCGTACTCTATCCATATGTGCTTCAATATCAAATTGTAATAGATCATAAAATGGTGTTTTTGAATGAGTATCAGTCAATCCAAAAGTAATACCGTATTCACTACTATCTTCAGCAGTATAAGCAAGGGTTCCTTCATAATTGATCCGAATGCTTGATCCTTGATCATAAAGCAATTCATTCCATTTGTCCAGTTCTTCTTCTGTTAGTTTACGACTCAAAGGAGCCATAAGACCTGCAGATGTTACATTTCTACTCATAACGTAATCTTTCCGATAATTTCATCAAGTTTTTCTAGAATGGGATTGAGATGATCGAATGTTTTGTGCCCGTAATGGTAGCGCAGATCATTCCGCAAATTAATCAATTCATAAGACAACTCTCCATAGACTTTATTGACAATAGCGTGCCTCATCCGCTCAACCGCATAATCAATCACCTTTCCACCAGAAGCGTTAATTGCTTCTTCTGCAATCCATTCACTGGCGCCAAGAGTCACAGTAATTACATATTCCCTTGCATACTTCCCTTGCCAGTCTGGTTCTTTATCACCAATAAGTTTAATCTTATACAAAGGTTCTTCAATGTGACTCCTATGTCCAGTTGCAACTGCTTTAATACCATCAACTAGTCTCATTTTATAATCCAATCCATGTTAAGTTTTTAATTTACAATTGTCAAAATGCCATCTATTCATTACACCACCAGATCCTTTTTTGAGACAGTGTGGGCACATAACCTCAACAATCTTTCCACAATTTTTGCCGTGCCACTTTGTATAATTGCCAGGATCTGATACGACACCACACTTTTCACATAGCATGTTTTTATATGGAGTTTTATTTCGTAATAAAGACATGGTAGAAGATTGTTTAATTCTTGATGGCTCTAACATATTTGTAACCCATTCGTCACTTTCTTGTCTTGCCTTGTATTTTTCTTTTATAGTATTAGATTTTTTTAATCCAATAGTTTGCAACCATTCTTCACTATTGGTTGTGATTTTTCTTTTTTCAATTGCAGCAGGAGTATTACATTTACTGTAATCAATAAATGGTGATGTATCCCCTCCATCCTGTCCATTTTCAGGTTTCAGATTAGACCATTCATCACTTTCAACAATGTTTAGTTTTCTACTCAAATCCAAAGCATATTTAACGATAGAGGTGTCAAAGAACCAATCACTATTCCAAATGTGAATAGCAGCGGCTTTATGTTTTTTTAGATGTCTTTGCCACACGGTGCCGGATCCCGAGTAAGATTTAATATCATTTGAAACTGATTTTCCTAAATAGTTTAGGCCACAATGAGAGCATTGTTTGTGATAGATACGAGTGGGCTTTTTTAAAGCCTCATATAAATAAGTCATGCTGGAACTCCTATATTGTTCTAGAGTAGGTGGGGATACTGGGGAGTCTCCCGTGACCTACATGACTTATTTATATTTTTACTACTTTATAATATAGTCAAGATTAAGCCAGTCAGTATCTTCTGGCATCAATTCAACTTCAAACAATGTACTTTCTTTCATGTGAGTCCAAATGCCTGAATTGTTCCTACGAATACAATATGCAGTTTTGATACACTCATAGCAGGAGCCAGATGCGCCATAAAACAAGAATGAATGTTCACTCTCCTCAACACGAACAATACCACTGTTAATCCGCCAAGTGTCACTGTCAAGATACCCACCGGATGTCCCAGCAAGAATACGATAATGAGTTGGTTCATCGTTATATTTGTATTTAATCACAACCCAATTATCTGGAATGTATGTCATTTCTTGTAATATTCCTTATACAGATAAGCAATCTTTTTGATTTCAGGATGCTTTCGAATCCATTGACCAGTCGATGGATCGAAGTGTTTCTTAAAGTAATTATCACACTTTTTGTTGCCAGTGTCAATATTTAAATTGACTTCCAGGCACATTTTGTCAAACTCAGCATCTGACATAATCGACTCATCAAGATACTCATATGCATATGCGGCAACAGATAACTTAATTCGGCGCCGCACTTCAACTTCAACTGAGTTACCCCAAACTGGTACAGGTTCATCAAAAAATGCTTCAAGACTCATAGTTCAACATCCACATAATCAAGAATACCAATGCACTGGAACATTGTGCGACCATGCTTGTATTGCATAGTGTGGTGCCAATGACCAAAGTACCACTCGTCAGGCTGATGGATATCAAACATCTTCTGAAGGTAATTGCCAGTTCGAGTAGGATAACGAGGACCTTTTAAAAACCCAGTATCCCAGAACATATGACCAGCAATCATATGAGGACAGTCATGGGTGATCATAACACGAGGCTTAACAGTGCTATAGACATCTAGCATCTGCTCAAACTGTTCATGAGAACATTGTTCATCAGCCCACCAGTCATAGTTTTCTGTGCGCTTGAGCCAACCATCAGGCGCATCTGGATTATCAATCGACCACGCACCACCAATGAACATCACATCACCTTCGACTGTGCCATCTGGAATACAGCTTGGCATGGTCTTGCATAAAGCAGGATGATCATGATTACCCCGAATGAAGCGATGACCGCCTAACTTATGAAACTCTGATACAGAGTTCAACCAGTAGTCGCCTTGACCAAAGCCAATGCCGAAGTCGCCAATCTGAATGGTTGGTCCTTCAAAGTTATCAATTGCGTATGCTTTACAGTCATACACAGCACCATGAATATCACCAATCAATCGTGTTAGAGTCATTTATCAATCTCCAATACAGGAACCCCTGCTTCTCGTCCAATTTTTATCATATGGGCAGTACCATTACCGCCTTTAAAAGCTACTATAACATCATTTGTATTATTTGTCAATATTTGATTTGCAATTATCAAAGTGCCATCTTTTCATACTATTGCCCTTACCGTTTTTTCCACAATGTGGACATTCAATAATGGGATTGTTTAAATGAGTATTTTTCATTTTTAATTTTGTTTCTTCTGATACAATTTTATTCTTTTGCGATTTGCTCATTTTTTTACGAGATTCTTCTGAAAAAGTCCTGCCTATTTTTGAATTTCTCATTTTTGTTTTTGTTTCTTCAGAATATTCACGGCCTTTCAGTGATTGGCCTATCTTTTGCTTTGTACTCAAATCGTGTTTCTTTCCCAATCTGGACTTTCTCATATTGTTTCTTTCAATATCTGTTCTTTCTCGGGTTTTTAGTTTTTGTTTAGTCTCTTCTGATAATTTGTGATCTAAATGAGAATTACTCAATTTTCTTCTTGTTTCTTCTGAGTGTTTTCTTCCTTTGGCTTTTCTTGATATTTTATCCCTACTTTCTGCAGAAAGTTTTCCAGAACCATCCCCATTTTCTTCCATTAGGTTTGCAAAGTCTGGGTTTTCAATAATCGACCAAAGTTTAGAATAATAAAGACCTATTTTCTTCAATTCATCTTTATCTCTACAAATATCTAAAATATCAGTTTTAACGTCATTGCCATGTACTGAAATATGCCTTAGCCAGTATATACCCGAGCCTTTATATTTGAATGGATCTTTTGTAGTCTGACCTAGGTATTTTTTACCGGTAATGTTGTGAGTTTTTAAATATAAATAAAACATGCTGGAACTCCTATATTGTTCTAGAGTAGGTGGGGATACTGGGGAGTCTCCCGTGACCTACATGTTTATTTATAACATTTTAATCTTTCACAAAATAAATTGGTATTCCTGCTTTTTTGGATATATTTACCATGTTAGCAGTTCCTTTTCCACCAGGAAAGGCAATTACTGCGTGTGGGTTTTCTGTCAACATCAATTTGTTTCGGATGGGTCCTGCTGCTTTTTTGTCTCGTTCCCAATTTGCATGGTATACTCTAACATTGCCGCCCTCAAGTGTGATTTTTCGCTCTGTCGCCCATACATGTGCAAGCGAGTCAGCACCTCGGCATCCTCCATGGATAAGCGTAAAAGATTTTCCTGCCATGGTTACAGCTTGTAGTGCTTGATCAAGGACTCTAAAGAGTCTTTCTCGGTTGTCATAGTCTCTACCCCCACAAACAAGGACGCGGAATTCTTTCACTTACTCCAAGCCTTTGCAAAAAAATTACTCATTGTATCAGTCCCTGCACTATAACCAGCCAACCATGCAAGAAACAATGCCTCTGTCTGATCATTCCGCAAAAGGTCTATTAGTTTATCCTTATGTTCTTCTAACCAAGTATCAAAGTCCATTTATTGCTTCACTTCCCTTACACAGATGATGTTTTCATGAGGAATGTTTGCTCTATAACAGTAAGTTCTAGCATCATATGGATGATTAAATGCTTCTAATAATCCTGATGCTGATTCCACAATCCAAAATACTCTGAGTTGTTGATCATTGGTATCCATTATCGTTTCCTCAACTTCTCATAGATTTCATAACCAATCGTTCCAGGCAGAGACATCTGGAACTTGTTAAGTATAAAAGTAATCTCTTCCTGAGACAACTCTTCGTCTGGCTCCCAACCTTTTTCTTCACCCACAAACCAACCACGATTCTCAAGTTCGGCGATCAATTCTTGGTCGTCAACCGTGTCCAATTCAAACTCAACATCCATATTAACGTAAGGCATTTTACTTCTCCATTATTATATTAGTTTTATATCACAACCAACACAAAATGTCAATCCTTAATTGCATCTTTAATAAAAGTTGTTGCTTTTACTTCTCCACAAGCAGCGCAATAAACTAGACTATATGGAAAAAGAAAGTCACCATATTTCAGATGACTTTCTTTAATTATAATAATAGTATTACTACAACACTTCACTTCTTGATGAACCTCGGCCATGAGCAATACCATCAGCACCAAACGAAGCAGCCCATGACTCAGGTTTTAGTTTTGGAACAATACCAGTCATGCCAAGAACGTAACCGGCCGCTTCACTTGCAGCACAATTAGAACCATATTTAGGATCTGTATTAATATCAAGATGCAGTTCAACTTCAAATTCGTCAATAAAAGGCGCCAATTGAGTATATAGTTCACATACCTTTTGTACTTCTTTCATCATTCTCATCTTAGGTCTATTTGCTTTTAGATCATAGTTGGCTTCATGTGATATATGTGAGAAGATACGACAACCATTCTTACCATTCATATGAACAATAGCAACAGTAGCATACCTAGCCATAGCACGATTATGTTTATCTACATATCGTACCGAATCACAACCTAGATATACCTTTGTTTCAGGATTCAATCCAATCAACAGATTCACCATATCTTCAATTTGTTTTTCAGTAAGCATAATATTATTACCTTTCCATTACCTATAATTAATTATACACCTACCTACTTATATGTCAACTAAAAAGTAGATTCTAGACATAAAAAAAGCGGAGCACAGAGGCTCCGCTTGAGGGTAGTTTGTTACTGATTAGCCAGCACTACGAGTAATAAAGTTAACTCGAACCTTAGTTGGCTTGAAGTATTTGTCAATAACATCTTGTGCAATGCCAATATCAACTGGTTTACAAGAGAAGATGTCAATATATGCATCGCCATTGGAATCAACAAGGTGACCGGTAATATTACTAGTTTCAATCATTTGACAGAAGCTAATACCTGCTTTATCAGCCGCATGAGTAGCAAAGTGTTCGATCATTGGCTCGCCAAAGGCTACCATGTCGATTGCAGGAACAAGTTCTTTGATAAACTTGTAAACATTTTCTTTGCTAGTGATAAGATCTTTATCACAAGCAGCGCAATCAAACATTGCCATATAACCCCAGTATGCCATTGAAACTCCTAATAATGAAAAATGGTGCCCCAGGTAGGAATCGAACCCACACACTCGCCTTACAAGAGCGAACCTCTACCATTAAGGATACAAGGGCATATTGGAGCGGGCAATGGGGATCGAACCCACGACAATCAGTTTGGAAAACTGGAGCTCTACCACTGAGCTATACCCGCATTAAGTGTCTGTCTCTCCAGACTGTCACATCAGCCCCAGAAGGCGTTTACCCGATGTTTGGTAGGTAGCTTCATATATTCGCACTTCACAAATTTATTACAGGATGGTCTGTGTGTGCATTGAATGTACTATCTAACCATCTACAATAAGATCTTACGATCATGCTTGGTGGCAGTATCCATCCTAATCTTATTTATACGACCAGCGTTGCCCATTGCTGAATTTTTTGTTTTAAAATAGCAGTTGCTTCGTATTTATTTTTCTCACGATTCCAAATCCGATCACCATCTTGCTTACCGTATTTTGCTACCATAGCCCATACACGAGGTAGGGTTAGAATTTGAAAGTATGACTCGTTTTCAGGCTTACGCTTTTGTTCGACTGATGTATAAGGCACACCAGCAATATAAGCACGAGCAAGGAAGGTGGCACGATTCTCATTCCGAACATCCCACTTACGGTGGTTATTCAATGAACAATATGTATTGAATGCTTTATCATCCCAACGAGGATACATATCGTTGTTTCCAGCGGCATGCCATTTATTTAGCGCCCATTGATACTGTTTGAGTTGCTTCCGTTCTTCAAATTTAATGATACGGGCTTCTTCGGATAGGTGTTTCGATTTTACTTTAAGTTCTACAGACATTTTATTCTCCTAAATTGATTTCAAATTGGTTTCATGTTACAGTCCAATTTAGGGTGGTTTAGTAATCTACAAGTTATCACTCATTGTGATTCTCCTTTTTTAGAATTTCTTCGTATTTAGATACGACAACATCCAGTTCATCAACCTGTTTAACACTTTCTTCTGTGAACTTAAGATCACCTGATTTAATTTTAGTCATCATAGATTCAAGTCTATCAGCCATATTTTGTAGAGTCACAGTTAGTTCTCCTTGTTAATATCCAATATATCAGCCATGTCATGATTCACATCAGCATGACCTTGTTCATCAGCTCTTACACACAAAACAACATCACGCAAGGCCAATCTGGTAAGTTGTGATTTAGATACGACATAAATTAGCCTTTCTTTAATGGTGGGTCTACTGGGACTCGAGCCCAGATTGTTCGTTTTAGAGGCGATTGCATACACCGTTCATGCTCTAGACCCAAATTTGGGATGCCCTATACTTCCCGATATGACAGTCAGCATTTGATTTCTTCCATAGCCGACATCCAACTATAGCATATACCGTTACTAATTACTCTACTCTATCAACGATCTAACTTTGAGTAGAAATTCTTATGTTATTTTTATCAATGTGCGGTTATGAATTCGTTGGATATTGTAACCGCCGGCAAGGATAGTGCGGATATTGATATGATGATCACCAACGTTGAAACTACCTTCATAACCATCACTCATGTGTGTCAGATCAAAGTCAGGAATAGTCTCAATATTCTTCTTACGCAGAGCCGAGATGATTTGCAAATCACGTTTTGCAATAAGAGCATTCGTATTCTTCATCATGTTCTCAAGGCCACCGGCAAGACCACGATCGGCAATCAAATTCATCATGGATTGACTACCCCAGTACTTGATCACTTCAGGACCACGCAATTTGTAATCCATACGGCCTGTATGTTGAGCATCCCATTCCTTCATATGAGGTTGGAAACCTTTGATCTTTTTCTCTGCCCATTCTTGGTCAGACTTAATCAGTTTGGCATTCAACTCTGCAAACGCTTTAGTGATCTTGGCTTGCATATCTTTTTCAATTGAAAAGGTCGAGAAATTTGATACGGTCATGGCGAACATCTCCTGTTGATATAATACTTATATATCACATAGAAAGTAATGTCAACAACTATTTTTGGCGGATCGTGTAGGATTTGAACCTACGGTAGAACTTTTGCCCTACGACGGTTTAGCAAACCGCTGATTTAAACCACTCATCCAACGATCCAATTCTTCATATGAAGGATACACCGGTCTTAATCCACCAGACATCGGTTCATCCACGTACACGCGGCAGCCATAAGCAAGACGATCGAGCACGCTTCACGGTGTATCCATGATATAAAGAATATTGGTGCCTTCGGTGAGATTCGAACTCACACTAGACCGCTTTTGAGGCAGTCGCCTCTACCAGGTTGGGCTACGAAGGCATTACGTATTTCTTTGTTATGGATTTTCTTGATCATGTCATCACGCATATCAATGCAGACGCAGCACCAACACTTATCCACCTTTGTCTTCTTGCCGTGCATATTGATATTGGCAGCGGCAGGATGATTTAGTGATCCGCGTGGCTTGTGATCACGATTGCGACCACGACCATAGACTGGAGATTTAGCCATTGTAATCCTCATCAGTTGCTTTATAGTAATCATCCATGCGCTTTTCTTGCATTGTCTTGCTTTTCCAGTGCTTGCGAGGATTGCCGCACATATAACAAGAACAATTATGTGGAGTATGCGCCAGTTGACCAATAGACGATTCATCAAGTGGTCGCCATTTGGAAAAGATCTTAACAACCCATTTCTTTTTCTTCAACTCTTGAAACCGCCGAAAAGCTCTATCACGCATTAGACTCTCCTATAGCATTTAACAGAATGTTTGGGGAAAGCTAAGATTACTCTTAGCGGCACCTTGCCATACTCCCCATCAAAGATACACTGTTTGGATTCAAACCTTGTTCTAGTCTTGTCGATCTGCGCTTCTCACAGTGCTGACAGAGTATCTATGGTGGGGAGTTAGTTAAATTTAAGTTTTCTTCCGATTGACCAACCATTTGGTATTAATTGATCTCTATTTATTTTTTTACTTTGTTTTAATTCTATAGAATGAATCCACATTGTCCCATATTGTGAATTGTTAGGACCTTTTTGATGATCAATTTTATCATATGTCAGTTTCTTTTTTTCAATAGCTTCTGGTGCACGTGAAGCTTCGTTTGCAATACGTCTAACATTGGGATCAAAAAATCCTAATTGTTTTTCTTTAAGAGTTTTAATCGTTTTAGAATTACCTTTTCTTTTATCTAAAGATTGTTGGAATTCTGGCGATCTGAATGGATTTTTAGCTTCACCTAACTCATTATTTATATAACCCCAACCGCCTCTGCCACCAGCACAAAGATTGTATGTATTTTCTTTTAAACAAAACTCTTCAGTTACTAACTCCGCTTCTTTAGCGTCCATATCAGATTCATTATCAAATTGGAAGAGTATTTCTTTTTCAAAATTCTCAATTCCATATTTTTTAATAGATTCCTTTATCAACTTACCTGAACCCATATAACCATCATTGAGGTTCCGAGTTTGATGCTTACCAACATAAATTTTGTTATTCACTTTGTTTGTTATTTTATAAATCGTATAGAACATTCAATTACTCCTTGCATATCAGTATTTATAATACTATTTATTTCATAGGAGTATCGGAATCGAACCGATAGTTTTTGTTTTCTTGCTGTAAACATTCTAAATTAGTATTGCTAGGGGTTTCGGACGCTCCCTATTACGCAGCACTACGCTACTCGACTTACGCCTAAGTCTGGGTCTGTTAGTTCCGGCCTAGCAATTTTTGGTGCCTCTAGTCGGATTCGAACCGACACTGTATGGCTTCTAAGACCATTGCCTGCTACCAATTGGGCTACAGAGGCATATTTGGTAGTCTGTGAGGGAATCGAACCCACGTAGTCGCCGTGTAAAGACGATGTTCTACCATTGAACTAACAGACCATAATTGCTGGAGTCGACGTGATAATTCAATCGACTCCGAAACCCTTTTGTGCACATGGTACATAGGGAAATTTGGTGAAGTGGATTTACGTCGTATGCCACTTCGGTGTTGAGATTTCGACACGGAGTACTCAAC